AAAAAACTGTCTTGCGTCCGCCGGCGAGTGCATGCTTAATCGCTTCTGTATCGTCAGTCTTACCATCACCAACGGCACCGAAGTCCTTGACGTTCACAACATCTGCGAACCGTTGCTTGAGCGTTCTCGGCGTGTTGCTCCCCTCCGCAACCACGGGCAGGTTGTCCGCAGAGCCGGGGTTCGGCTCGAAGACGTGCATCGTGTCGCCGACCTTTTTGACGAGGGCATAGCCGGATAAGTAATTTGTCGTTGTCATGCCGTCACCTTTCCTTCAAGCGCATTGATGCGAGACAAAATGCTTGTCATCCACTCAGACAAAGTCTGCGATTCGCCATTTACGGTCACCACTCGACTGCTGATGTCCTCTCCGTGCTGACCGGGGTTACCGAATCCCGCGACGGCGAAGAGGCCGTCGTAGGGGTAGTTGCGTACATCGTCGAGCGTGTCGACCACGTGCGGGATGTCCCACGAGTAGATGAAAATGTTCTGCTTGATCTCTTCGCAGATCCGTGCATATTGAGCCGCCTCATCAGCAGAATTCGCCGCGTCCTTGGCTGCGTTCAACAGATTATCCAAGAACTCGCTAACGGTCAGGCTTGACGTCGGGGGAAGCGAAATCGTCCGTCCCGTCAGCTCAACAAGCTGTTGAATCTGGACGACTATGCGGTCAAGAGACTCATTGATTATCTCCGGCGGGAAACGTGAGAAGTTGGTCAGTTGCATATTCTGCGTGTAAGCAACAGCCGACCCAATCACGACAACTTGTCCCGAAGAGATCGGAGAGTTCAGAACGACAGTGCCACCAGGCACCGCGTCCTGATCTGCATTCATCTTTACCGAGTAATCTCTTCCATAGACCAACGCCGTTGACGACACATTCGGATCGGTCGACGCGGCAACGAAAACATCTGTCGGATCAAAGATTTTGAAGCCAAAAGGAAGGTTTGTCGCTCCCTCTGCCGTGAACGGCCCGGCCAGTCTTTTCACATACTCAATCATAGAAAAAGGCCCCCATATGATGAGAGCCAGTTTCGTGCGAATAGAACGGCACACGCGCACTACTTGTTCGGACCGTCGGCCATCTTCGGGGCGCGGCTGGGCTCGAGCTTATCAAGGCCCCACCAGTATTCCTGGCCTGCCGTCTTCATCGCCCACGCTTCCATCCTCGCCGTGTAGCCTGGGGAACAGAAGTCCATGAGGTCGTTGTAAACCGCACGGTCAAAGACAGCCTTCGTGTACCAGAGGTTCACAAAAGGCATGTGTCCTCGCGCAAGCTTGAGCGCCTTCGCTTCCGCATAGCTTTCTTTGTCATACACCCCCTCGTTCCACGCAGCCTTGGCGACGTCCCAGGTGTCGAGCATCGTGCCGGCAACGGGGCCGAGGAACTTCAGGAAGTTCGGAGAGCCGTAGGCGTTTTTGCCGTCTACGCCTGCAAGGATCATGTCCGCAAGGAACGAAAGGCCGCCGCCCGTCGTCAACGCCTGCGCCCAGAAGTCTGTGTTGCTAAGGCTCATGTCTTGCACGTCCTTGCCCGCGATCAGTTCTTTCAGTTGAACCGAGATCGCGGCAGAGATCGTCGAACCGACAATGACGGCGGCGGCATACTTTGCTGCGCTGGCATTCCCGCGAGTCTGCACAAGATCCTTCCCTCGCTCGAGATGCCTCAGCACAAAGCCGATCGGGAAACTCTTGAAGAGCAGAACCGAGCGCATGACCTCGCCGCCGAAGGTGCCGCGCCCGCCCGCGATGTTGGAAAGGGCTCTTGTCCTCAGATCGGGAGCAAGCGAAGCAAGACCGGACTCATCGCGCAGGAACGCTACGTAGGTCGATACCGCGTGATCGACGTCTCTCTGCGTGAACGGATTGTCGATCTGCGGGTCGAGGCTATCCGGGTCGGGGTTGATGCCGTTCAGCACATCGAGGTCGACCTCTCGGATGTCCTGTCTCGTGAGGACGCGCGCGCCATTGTGTGCCTTATACGGCTTGGCGGCCTGCCACAGCTTCCAATCACGTTCAGTAACGCCGAGGCGTTCCAACTGTCGCTTTTGGAACGGCTCCAACGCGTCCCAGTTCCAGTTCTTTACCTGCGACATGACACCCATCATGTTAATCATGGACGCCTGCCTGACGCCGTTGGTCCACTGATCGAGCAGGGAGAACTTCATCATCGCGTTGGCAAGCATGCCCGTCCAACCCTGTCCGACATTGTTCTGCCCGAAGCGATCGAGATTCGACGCAAGCGCGTCGGCCATCAGGCCCGCGCGGCGCGCGATGTCTTTGGACTCGCCGCCCCACGCCTGGCAGAGGTTTGCCGTCGCCCTCAGCATAGGAACCTTGTGCAACCCAGAGGCGACAAAGTACGTTGCAATGTCGGGCAAAGAGTTGATGAAAGTACTCTGCAGCTTGCCGACGACCTCGAGGTTTCGAGCGCCGCCCCAGAGACTGGCGACGAACTGCCTGTCGGGGCGGACCGACGACGCCTCACCGTTCAGGACCGACCAGGCCGAGTCGTAGTAATCCTTCGACAGACCGATTCGCTTTGCCTTGAGCGGCGCAAGGACACCCTGCATTTTGCCGTTCATCTGGTCCGCTTCGGCCTGACACATGCGCTTGATGCCCTGGTTCATGTTGTTGGGGTTCGGCCCCATCATCTCTAGCAGCGCGGCATCCTTTGCCGTGCGGCGAAGAGAGCCGAGCATATTGCCAAAGAAGGGACCATGACCGAACATCTCCTGATACTCGATGAACGCCTCGGCGTCCTTGAAGTGGATCGACCTGTGCAGATCACCACGGTTAGCCCTGCTAGCGCCGCCGCCAAAGCCCTCACCGGCCACAGACGAAAGCTCAAAGTTTTCCGCGCCGTTCTGGACAATCGTGTCATACGCCTTCAGAAGCATTCGCACGATGTCCTCATCTATCATCTGCTCGCCATTGAGATCGACGTAGCGACTCTTGTCGATGCGCTCAAAGACATACGCCACCCACGCCCGTTGATTGTCGCCGTATGGGTTCACGCCGTTTGCCGTGTAGCCAAATTCATGTTGGAAGCGTTGAAAGGCAGAGTCACCCTTGAGGATCTCTGCGGCCTGTCTCATGCGCGCATCGTCGTGTGTCTGCGGCACGTAGTGCTCGAGCTTGCCCAGATTGCCGCCGGCGGCATTGAATCGGTCGACGGCGGAATCTGACATCGACACCCAGACACCGGCAACCTCCTTGGCCATCTCGGAACCCGTATCCTGACCGTAGACCTCTCGCACAACGTCACGAGCAAAGTTCTTGTCTTCCATCAGGCCGAGGATGCCTTTCTGCTTTCCTTCCAGAGCCACCAGAAAGTCAGACGCCACTTCCGACTGAGTCGCCTGCACATAGCGATCGACCTCCTGCAGGACCTGCATACCCGCCGAGTAGCCGTGGTAGCCACGCTTGCGTGCAGTGGCCATGCTCTTCTCAACGCGGGCCTGCGCGAGCACAGTTAAGCGAGCACGCTGTTTGATCTTCAACGCCTCTGCCATCATCGCCTCTTGGACTTCCTTGACAGCCATATCTACTCGCGCCTGTTTAGACATAGCATCCCAAGCCACCGGATCCTTAAGACGAAGCGCCGCCATTCTCGCCCGCACCTGTGCCAACAAATCTGATGCTTCTGTTGGCGTAATCTTTTTCCCGAGAGAAAGTTGTACGCGTTCGACGCACTCTTTGCGCATCTGCTTTTTACGAAAGTCCGTCATTTTTAAATCCCATTGTTTACCAAGGCACACGCGACGGCGGTAGCAACACCATCAATCGCAATCTTCTCAAGCTCAGCCGCTCGAGCATCTTCACGAGCGATCAGCTCGGCAGCGCTAATCGCGGCAGGGTTTCCGTTTTCGTCCACAAGCGGAATCGCCATATCCGGCGAGTCGTCAAGAGCAATCAGGGCCTGACGAGTCAACTGCTTGAGTTCAGCATCGTTTTCGGAGTCACGAATTTTTGCCATGCTCTCTTTCACGATTGCTGAGTCTTTGGCTCGTTTTTCTGCATCAGCAAGGGCTTTAAAAGTCTTGACATTACCAAGATCCTGACCGATACTTTTATCAAGAGATGCGGTAGTTTCTACTGAAGGCGAGAGTGGGTGCCAGACATCCTTTGAGGTGTGGCCACGGTCGTGAGCCTGACGATCAGCTATCGTAGCTCCTGAATCCCTGTTGCTGCCGACTGAAGTCGCGGGTGGATGCCAGTCCTGAGGTTGCCCTTTGTGTAACGAGAGGAGGCCACGGTCGTGAGTCTGACGATCAAGCAACAGGGTTTCTTTTTCTATAGGTTGCTTGCTATAGAACACTGACCCAACACGATAAACCCCCGCCACCTTCTGAAACTCAACCTGAATTACAGCACGGGTCAGTCGCCCTTTCTCATCAACAACAATGGGACGAACAATGCGCAAACTGTCAGCCTTCGTTCCTTTGGACACCCACGCCCAATTCCTCACAACATCGTAAAGTGCGTGTTCAACATTTGAATAACCAGCCTGTTGAAGCTCCTTCTCGTGCTTGCGAATGTGGTCGCCGTTAAGCGTACCTTCCTGCAGTCGTACCGGGAGCGGCAAAACACCATCAACCCCCTCGGGCATCACCATAAGATCGGGCTTCCCATCGAGGCCAAAAACGCGATGAACTTTATCTCCATCACGCCCAACTTCAACTAACTTGAAAGGCTTCGGAGCTGAAATAGGAGCCATACCTTCCTTGCGCATCGCATAGTCAATGGCATCTCGCAAAGCTTGCCCACGCCGTTCGGCCTCAAACTGAACAGCTCCTGCAAGGCTATCCGTCTTGATGAATTGCCCCTCGTCGATTTCAACCCCTGTTCGGTGTGAGAAGTCTCGCATCACATCAAGCTGAGAGAGCGTCGTTACGTCGCCAAACATCGAGGTGCCGCCAGACGCAGCGTCGGCCTCGGCCATCGCGCGGTTCTTCCGGATCAAGACTGCGCTGGACGAGATGTCATCCACAATCCGCTTGTAACCTCCGCCCTCCTTGTCGACCTTCGCAAAGTAGTCGAGGTAGGCCTGCGCCATCGGAGACCGTGTAGTCGTCTTCTGAGCGGCAAGCTCTGACACGGACAGCTTCTGTCCGTTTGCACGTGTGGAAACGAACTCATTGAGCACCTCAGCCATGGCGGTACGAACGTCAAGGTCGCCAGTGCCATCAAGATCGAGTAACTTAGGCGCGAGCGCTCGATAGGCGCGCAACATGGTCGACACTCCGGCTGGAGCCTTGCCTGCATCCAGAAGCCCTGTCAAGCCAGGTGTCTTGTACACAGACTGAAAAATCGCAGCGTCCAAACGCGCATTTGCTTCTGCCGTTGGAACGCCGTTGACGACCAACCGATTGCGCTCAGATGCGGGCATGAGCTGCACGAACTGAGAGATCGTATCGAGAGAAACGTTTCCGTCCTCTGTGAACTTGAGCGATGCCAGGTCGATGCGTTGCGCATCATTGATTGCCTGTTCGACCATGCTCATCTCGGCAGTCGTACGGGTGTTTGTCCTATCGGCAATGTCGACGGGTAGCTTTTCCTTGTCGACCACGCGCACAAGGATCGGCTTCTGCATCTCCGCAATGACATCAGGATCCACGCCATGTCGTGCCGCGTCCAGCATTAGCTCTTTCTTGTACGTATCTGCCGTGCCAAGGTCATACGCGTGATTGAGCGCCGTCACGCGCCCATTACCAGCAATAGCATATGCCGCGTCCACGCCCTCGACTCCGTACAGGTTGTTCGGCTGACCGTTGATGTCGTTGGACGTGATGACCATGTCGGCATCCACCACGACGTACTGACTGTCGTAGCGCGCTCCAGTGCCGTCCACAAGCGTCACAGCAGTGCCGCGTTGAATGTCGGGGATATCCGCCCAATCCGTCACAACAGGCGCGCCGTCTGACAGGCTGTTGCTAATCGAGACGCGAAGATAGTCAGGGTGCGCGGCAATCTCTCGCATCTGCGCCACGCTTTCCTTCGAGGAGCGATCGCGGTTCTGCAGAATCGCGCCGTCACGCTTTGACTGCGCGGCCAACTTCGCCAGAGACTTCTCGCGAATCTCCTGAATCACCTCAGGATCCACGGCCTTCTCGCTCACACGGACGGTCTTGCCGGAGTCGATCTGTTCGCGCGCGGTCGCCTCTGCCCGGTGAGCCTCACGCACCTGCTCAACGTTGTTGTGGTCGACAGGGAGGTTTGCCTCTGCGGCAATCTGCGTCGCGCGGTAGCGTGCAGCGTCCTCGACGTCCACATCCGTCAATCCGGGCGCGTCGACCCCCGGAGCCTGTGCGGCCTGCGCCGACCTCGAGCCTCGAGCCCTCCACGAGACGCCGCCCGACATGGGGCCCATGAGGCCGCCGACAAGGGCATTGACGCCCATGCCGACAGGATCGGTCGGGTCGTACTTGAGCGCGAGCTTAGAGTAGTCCGCGTTCTCGAGGATCGCCTTGATCGCGCCCATCTCGTTGTACGACGTGAAAGCACCAAGCCCCGCGCCCGTGAGCACTTTCGCCTTGATGCTTCGTCCGAACGCGCCAGGCACGCCACCCCAGAAGGCGTTCATTGCCGCCGACGTCATGCCCGCCTTTCGCGCAGTCTCTTCGTCTACGCCCTCGTCCTTGAGCTTCTGCGCCTCTGCAATACCGACCGAAGCGCCGAAGACGACGGGCGTCACGGCGAGCGACGCGGGACCCGTAGCCGTGCCAACGGCGGCGGCCATGCCGTACTTCGTCAAGCCGTTGGAAACGCCGTAGAGGACCTGCGCAGCCATGCTCGTCTTGTCGGGATCGGGCGTGTACTCGTCACGCACGAGGCGGCGGTTCTCGGCAGCCGTCGCGTCAAGCCACGCGCGGTACTCATCGTCGCCAAAGCCCGCAGACGAAACGACACCCTTCAGCGCAGACTGGTTTTCAAGGTAGGCTGCGTATGCGCCCTGCCAGAGAGCGTCGCCCATCCCCGTGTACCAGCTCGGCTCCTGCTTCTCGGGCTCGACCGTCACCGACGGCACAGGCGACGTGACCGGAGCGGTCGGAAGCTCCTCCGAATACTCTCTCAGAAAAATCATCTTGCAAAGCTCACAACGCGGATAGTGAAGGGAGCGCCGTCGGCCTGAATGAGCTTCTGCCCATTGGCCAGAACGACATCGAAATCGTTATCGACGCCCGTCGAAGACATCCTCAGTCGAGCGGTCGGCAGGATCTTGGCGACCTCCTGGCCCGTCAGAGGCGTGCCGTCGGGTAGCTTGGCCACAACGCCCTTGAGGCGCTCAAAGTTGCGCACATTGCTGCGCACGGCGTTCTCCAGGTCGCTCAGGCTCATGCCGCCCTTGAGCGCGACCTTGTAGCCGTTGTGTTCCTGAATGTCGCCGACAATTTCCATCATCGCCTGATCCATCGCCGTGCCAGAAGACTCGCCCGCCATCACCTTGCCGGCGGCAACGGCAGTGATCGAGTCAAGCACCCGTTCGCGGACGGCGGGATTGTCGATCAGGCCGTTGAGCTTTTCGGCACGAAGCGGGACGCCCGTACTCGGAGCCGTGACGATGCCCACTTTCAACTGCTTCTCGGCAATGCCCGCCTTTCCGAGGAAGTACGCCTCTGCAGTGCCAGAGGCGCGCATCGCGGGATCCGCAGCGAGCAGGAAGCCCGTCTCGTACTTGTCGCCGATCTGACGACGAACGACGCTCACGCCCTCGTCGCCGGAGGCCGCCGCGATCTGTGCCAGCAAAGTCGCCTTTTCTCGAGCGTCAAGCCCATCGAGACGCGTCCTGAGTTGCGACAGTTCGGGCGCACTGAAGATCTTCGCCTCAGTGCCGTAGGCTCGAGCTCGATCCTCTGCGCTCTGTGCGCGCGAGGCGACCTGACTGAGGAGGGAGTTGGCGTCGTCAAAGTTGATTTCCTTGACGCCGAAATCACCAGTCGCCGAAGCGTAGGCCACGGGGTCGGCCTTCCTCATCTTCGTGACCTCGTCGCGCGCCTTGATGAGCGAGTCGCGGCGCTTGACCTGGTCGGCATAGTCCTCCGAACCACGCACGGGAGCGGCGGCCTCGATCACCGCATCCATCGCCTCGACGGGCATCGTGCGGAAGCCGTGGATAGCAGCGACCGTCTCGGCAGTAGCCATGTACGTCTCGTACCTGCGACCGCCTTCGGACTCGCCATATGCGGCCACGTACTGATCGCGACCGAGCATTTCCGAATCTGCGCCAGTTTCGGAGATCAGCGCAAGAGAGTTTTTCTCCTGAGCCATCAGATCCTGCCTCGAGGAGGACTGCGCTTCCTTCTGCTTCGTCCAGACGGCAGAGAAAAGCTCGGCTCGGCGGGCAAGCGGCAGAGCGTCGACAAGCGCGATGCCCGTGCGTTCGGACCTGATCGCGTGCCACAGTTCGGACTTGTCGCCAGTGAGCGGATGCCCTGCGGCCAACTGCGCCGCGAGAAGGCCCTTGGCCTGCTGCCAGATCGAGCCCTCGAGCCTGCGACGAGTGTCCGCGCCCATCGCGTCCTTCGGAGAGGACATCAATGCGCCGAGGGCACTCACAGGATCATCCTGCGCCCACGTAGCGAAGCGACCCGCCTGTACCTTGTCCTTGCTCTCCGAAACCATCTGATTGATCGTCGCTTCGTCGTAGCCCATCAGGCCGCCCAGATAGCCGCACTCGTCCGCAACCGACGCGTAGGTTTTCGCGAGGTAGTCCGGATCGGCATAGTGGTTCTGCGCGTCACCGATGAGCGACTCGATGCGGGACTTGGACGACTGCATCTGGTAGTGCCTCGTCTGGCTTGCGTTCCATCGCTGAGCCTGACTTTGAGCAGACTGCATGCGGTCATAGACACGGGACTGTACAGCCTCACGTGCTTGCGGAGACAACTTGCCGACAATCGCGTTGACGTCACGAGTCATCGCCTCCATTGCGGGCTGGTAATCATCCATTGCATTGCGGCCCATCTTTGTGAGATAGCCGGTCTCTGGATTGTTGAGATGGGCGTCGATCGCACTCATCACCTCGCGCTCAGCATCGTCGCTTTCGGCCTTGATGACACGGGCGCGCTGAACGTCTAGCGCCTTGACCGCAGAGTTGGCCCACTCCTGCACAGGCATGAGCGCCTTCTTCATAACGGCGTCATAGTCCGTGCGATCCTGAGGCACGCTGATAGGCGAGAACCCAGAGTTACCCGAGTCCTGCACCTTGGGCAGGCCGCCCTGAAAAGTCGGAACCATTGGCATTTAGTACCCTCCGATCATCGTCTTCTTGTAGCTGGACGCAATGTCCGGGTAGTTCCATCCACCACTGCTTTTGCTCGTGTCAAACATCCCGGAAGCGCCCATGAGCATGTAGTTGCTGGCAACTTGAGATGCACCACCCAACAGTGTCGTACCGAACTTGTCCCACTTGTTGACCTTCTGAGCCTCGGACTGAAGCGCCTGAGCTTCGTAGCTGACGCCCTTCCATCGATAGCCCCACGCCTCAGCAAGTGCGTTCGACTTAATCTGATTGACGTCCATCTCCTTGACGATGTCAGTGGACGCTTGCATTTCGGCAGCGCTACCTTCGCCGACTGCGATGCCGTTGGCAGCAAGAGCCGCGCGCTGAGCAGACTTGACCTGCCCAGCAGCCATCGTTTTTGACACAATCGCCTTCTCGGACGCACGCAAAGTTGCTTGATACTGGCGCTCCATCATCTGTGCATTGATGCGTGCGATATTGGCCTGAGCCTGCGCGGCCGCATTCGAATGTTTGGAAATCCCGAATGACCCTAGCGCTGTAATGGTGTTTGCGATGCCCTGCGCGATGAGCATCCCGTATCCGAATTGAGCCGAGTTTGTAGCCATAGAAAAACCCTCTAAGATGCCTACACCTTAGAGGGCCTATCTACCTACACGCGCACGATCACGAGAGCTCGAGAACCGTTGTCATGCTCACGATTCTCAGTGGCAACGGGTATTTCTGCCGAACGCAGACTTGCCCGCCCTGCGACCATTGCGGCTGGATTTGGAATCCGACTTCGTCAGTAATCGGATCAGGTGCACTGCCAGCAAACTCTGTCGATCGTGCAGGGTATTCAGCAAGCTTATCGAACGACGGCCCCGCTTGAGTGCCGGATGAATTGACCACGCGAAAGAAGACCTCGCGAACGTTCTTCTTGTGGCCTGAGCCATAAGAGCCATCCTGCAAAGCCATAGCCACCGGCAGCGTCTTCATGTCCGCCGTGAATGGCAATCCCACATGAACGACTTCGGCAGGATAGGTGAGCGTAATCTTTCCATCCTTGACGACCTGAGGCGGCTCCACCGCACCATCAGCAAGAATGTTCACGGTTTCTCCCTCGAGCCACGAGAGCCCCGCAATCTCTGTCCTGGCCTCACCACGGTATGTGCCGGCACAGTCAACGAAGATGCACTCCTTTAGCTCAGAGTACTGGCGCTCCGACATGCGCTCTACGAAGCGCACGGGTTTCCCACCGATCGTGCGAAGTACTTCAACGTAGCAGATGTCCTCATCGCCCTCGGCGACGACGCACACAGACTCGATAGAGCCAGCAGTCTCAACAGTAGAGAAACCGCCGACTTGCTGTTCAGGCACGTAGGTCATCGCAATCATCTTTCCAGACGAAGAGACAGCCCACACAATAGGAGACGGCGCTTTCGAGTAGGCGAGGTCGACGATTTTCAAGTTATCGAAGAGGTGCGGCGCGCGAAGGCACACGTCACCTGAGATATAGCCTCCTGCCTCATAGTTGTACCCAAGCTCACGAAGATGTCCGCCTCGACCTGCACCATAGATCATGCTCGATCCGATGACGAGAGGCTGCACATTGGACGCGCCCACATATGACTGGGGTCGAACCGACATTGACTCAGGCGTAATGGCGTCCGAATTGAGAGGCGACACGCGCCACTCGGCAGCGCCAGTGAGGAGCATGAGCTGTGCAAGCGGAACGATGTGAAGGATCCTGTTCGCCTCACGCGCAGCCACGCGAACAGCAATGCGGTCATCTGTCTGAGACGGAAGAGAAAAGGACATATCAGCCTCAGTCCCAGGACGCGTAGCCCACAGATTATTCGGACGATTTATCGTGCCGCCGAACCACCGGCGTTGCTCAAAATAGGAAACCGCCCCCGGATAGTCTTTGTCCTTGAATGCATCGTCATATCTCGGAGGCGTAATGGACGCATCAGGCGTGATGTTTTCATCAATGATCGTGGTTCGATCAGTCTGGCCGACATACGCCCAAACGCCACCTTGATCACGGTAGACGCGGTAGAGTCCTGCTCCGCTCACGGCATTCCAGGTAATGGTGTTGTACGATCCATCTCCGTACGGGTTGCAATCGAGCGTTACGAACTCCGAACGCTCGGACTCCTGAGTGCCGTCTTCCAGCAAGGCCGTAACCGCATAAGTCCTCTTGTAATCAGTTGGATTCGTCACGTCCTTGTTGATCGTCTGTTCTGCAGACAACCCCGTCGGCGTTGCCAATGACGAGCCGAACTTAATGTCAACAAGACGCCAATCTGTCGCGCCATAGCGTCGAAGTTCCTTCGGCGGATAGTTCGGATGAACAAGCGTCATCACGTCAGCCGACTGGACGTAATGGATATCAAAGAGATCTGCCTCAAGGTACGGCGTCGAGATCTCGTAGGGCTTTCCTTCGTTAGAGATAACGGTCTTCCCTTGCGTGTGGAAGCGCACATACTTCTCGCCGAACTCGAGCACCATGGTCTGAGTGATCGAGAAGTTGAACGGAATGAGCCTAGCTTTCTTGCCGGCATGCTTTGTGTGATTGACATACTTGAAGCCCGGCCGCGTCACAATCGGTCCCTGCGGCTCGATCAGGAAGTTCTTGCACAGCGCCATGCCGGTCTGGTACTTGCCGTCATCGATGCGGGCGAACATCGAGGGAGAGACCTCTCCGCCGTTGAAGGCGCGTTGATATTGTCGAATTGCCATCAGATTACCCTCGCACGCAAGCCGGACGGCAACGGCCACTCATCGCGACGACGATGAACAGACATCTTCGAATCAACCGTTTTGGCTCGAGAAAGCGCAGCCTCATACTGCTGCAGGAGACGAACAGCCGCGTCGCTCGAACTATCCGAGCGCTTGACGGGGCCAACAAGAAAGGACGCAAGAAGGATCACCAGAGCCTGCACAAAGTATGTCGGGAATACCGTTGCCGTGTCTACATAGGAGACATATGTCAGCACGACATTCGTCGCATTCATGAAGACTGCACGGCCCGAGTTCGACTCATAGAGCTCGACCTCAAAGTCAAGCGGCAACCCTTCCTTGCCGACTTCAGATACGCGAAGCAGACGCACGCAGTCGGACGGCAGGAGATAGCCGTGCTTCCACTCATAGAGATCCTCGTCTACGTTCGAGAGCTCGACGCCTCGTGAGCGCCGAATCGCAAAAGACCAATCGTGCTCCTCGTAGAGTTTGCGAAGAGCAAGCGGATACCACCGAGCGCAGTGGCCGGCCTGAGGCGATCCGTCCGGCGGCGTGATGGATGTCACATCGCCAGAGTCGCCCAGCATTCCTAGCGCAAGGTTGCAGATGTCTACAGCAGTTGCCATAAAGAAAAAGCGGGACGTTTTCCGCCCCGCCTCCTGAAAGAATTTTCAGCTGTTCATGCGTCAGGCGGCAGCGCCCGGCAGGAACTCAATGCCCTCGACCTTGTACGTCGTCGGGACCTCGATGACGTCGCTCAGATACGCCGTCATCGTGCCGCCCGTAATAGAGGTAGGCGTCGTCGTGAGACGAACGTATCGTCGATGCTTGATCGGCATCGGAAGGGCAATCCCCTTCTTCGTGTCGGCAGGTACAAGAGTACCGGTCTGAACGACAGGCTTGAACGAGCTGTTGTCGTCGGAGTCCTCGATCGCGATGACGATAGAGGTGCCCACAAGAGCCGTCGGGAACTTGCAGACCACATAGAGCGGTCGATCATTGAGGCCCGTCGTCGGAGCCTTCTGGAGGAAGTCAATCACATTGGACGTGATTGCAGTCTTCGCGTCAGCCTTTTCACAGAAGGCGAGCTTGATGTCAATCATGATCTTTTCCTCCTTAGGAGAACTTCAGGACAGCGCCCTTGTTGGACATAATGTCCGTGCCAAGGCGGTGAATCGGGACGCCGCGGAAGGTCATGCACTTGCGACCTGCCACCTCTTCCTGAGACAACAGGACGTTGTCCTTGTTCAGGATCTGGCGAGCCAGGAACGAGCGAGTGTTGTCGTTCATGTAGAAGGCGACACGTCCCTGCTGCTCGTCAGGCAGGCGCTCAAGAGCATCAATCATCAGATCGAGGAGGTCAGGGCCCGTCGTGTTCTTCTTTGTCAGCTTCGTAGAGTCGATGTTGGCGATGCGAACGACGCGCTGCGGATCGTACATTGCGACGCCGACGTCCCATGCGAACTCGGTAATTTCCGCACGGAAGCGCTTGCCATTGGCGTCAAAGGCGTACTGCTCACCCATGTTTTCCACGGAGAGACCGGCGCTCGAGCCGTTCTCCGGATAGAACAGATAGGTGCTGGCAGGATCCCAATTGATGAGAAGGATGTCCGTCTGAGCATTGGCCGTCGTACCCTTGGCATCGATGATTCGATCGGCAAAAGCCTCGTTCGTCGGGGACACGATGTTGAAGATGCCGTTGGGGTCGCGCGTCTCGAGGTTGCTGTCGCCATAGAGCACCTTCTTGAGCACGGATCGGGAGAGGCCACGCATGAAGCCTTCGTCAGTACGAAGCCTGAAAGCGGCACGCTCATTGGGCTTTCGGGTGTCGAGAAGGGACTTGTCCACCTCGGACCTGGAGCGGACCATGGCGGCAGCGTAGCGAACGTCCGCACCCGTCACGCGCTCAGCATCCCAACCTTCGTTGAATGCACGCACCTGCCCCTCGGGATAGGACGTCACGACCTTGCCGCGGTCACCGAAGCCGTCATTGCCACGCTGGATGACAGCCTGGTCAAAGAAGCCGTTGTAATCTCTGATGGTGTGGATAAGCTGGCGCACCGGCTTATCGCTGGTAAGACCTTCGAAGTCCGCCAGAGTGATCGGATTCGAGTCAGTCACAACATTCGGCATTTACTTGCCTCCTTTCATTGCGTCTTGGTAAAACTGCTCGGCGGTATATCGTCCGTCTTCGGCAGATCCGCCACCGGGGTACTTCGCCTCGCCGAAAGCGCGTCCGATGCGGCTCAGCAGTCGCAAAGCGCCCGGATGGTTGCCCATCGGAGAGCTCAGGAACTCCTGAATGTCCGCGTCGATCTTTCCGTCGGCGTTACGTGCGAAGGTGTCGCGAAGACGAGCGATGTCAGAGAGCGACTGCGTGAGCTTCTGGCCACCGAACTCCTTGTCGGCTTTCGACTGTTCCATCCACTCACTCGAGATCTCTGCGATTCGTTCGGCTGAGCGCTTCTGAAGCACGGGAGCCATCTTGTCGAGGAACCCTTGCGCCTGATCCTGACTGAGATTGAGCTCCTTCGCCACGCCTTGAAAGGCCGTGCCGACTTCCGCATCGAGCTCGGTACCTTCAGGCATCTTGAAGTCCTCGTACTTCTCGGGAGCACCCTGCTTCTCGCCTTCGCCCTCCTCTTTCTCGGCACCCTCTTCGCCTTCTGCCTGACCTTCAGCACCGGCTTCGCCAGCCTCACCGTTGCCGCCTTCCTGCGGCTCGGCCTGCTGCTTACCCTCGTTGCTTTCGGCAGACGTCAGCAAAGTGCCTGCATTCGTGTCGGACTCTTGTGCGGCAGGAGCGGGCGCAGTGCCCTCACCACCGGTCGGAGTCTGTTCAGTCGCTTCCATTCGCTTCGTCCTGCATTAACCTGTAAGCATTCGCATCCACCGACATGATTCGATCAAGGAGCTTCAGCCCGACATTGCGCTGGCCCTCATTGAAGGCCATCACGGCGATGTCACGATCAAAGCTGTTTCGGTAGATGCCCGTGTCGGAAAGGAGCTGCCACAGAACGATGCGTCCGTCGCGCGTGGCCAGTACGGCCTTCAGCGCATTGGCGATCTTCTGCAGCCTTATCCTCTCCTCTTCTCGAGCCTCGACCTCCTCCCTGCGGAAGGGATCGCGCTCAGGTGTCATGATGTCAGTCGTCATACTTCACACGCGCACTTACTGCTGCGCCATTGCCGCGAGTCCCCTGACGGCCTTGCCGGCCATCGTGGAATCGTCAGACGGAACACGGCCGAGCTTCGCAAGGGCGTCAGCAGACTGCTGCATCTGTTCGGCCTGCGCCTGCTGTTGCTGGGCCTGCTGTTGCTGTTCAATCGCCGCCTGCGCCTCATCGGTTGGAACGACGACGGACGGAGCAACAGAGAAGTAGTCCGCATACTCGTCAACGAGATTGAACGCATTGAGCTTCTGCAGGATGTTCGGATTGACCTGAGCTGCCTGCATGACGCGACTCACGAACTGGTCGAGGCTGTTGGCACGGATCGCGCGTTGAGAGCGCGCCAGCATGGACGTGTACTCGACCGACAGCTTCTGCCCTCGGAGCTCTTCAGGAGGCGGCGGAAGCTGGCCCTGACGCGCGAGGATGTCAAAGCATCGCTCGATGAGCGGACGCAAGACCTCCTCGTTGAGACGAGAGAGCACGGGCCCGAGCATCATCAGCTTTTCCTCGTGACGCTCGGCCACCTCGGTAGCCGTCATCTGCCCATGACCGGCATTCGCGATCATCATGAAGAGGTCAACGTTGAAGGCCGAGTTGATTCGATTGCGAACGTCGGCAATGTCTTCGCGCAGATCTCCGAGCGGCAGGTTCACCGCGAAAGCAGGCTGCACCTGATTGCCCGCCCCCGGGTTGTCAATGTAGCTTCGTCCGCCAGGCAGGAAGTCGACCTCGTTGTCTCGAGCGTCTGCCGGCATGATGAGCGGCGGATTAACCATGTAGTCGACCGCATTGCCCTTCTGCACCTGATGGTGATTGAGTTGAAGCGCGTCGCCGATTGCCATCATGCCCGGCGCTTCTTCCGAGTAGACGTCAGAGGCCGATGCGCCCCACCGTCCAACGACAGCAGGGAAATCGCGGTAGCCGGACTCATCAAGGACGCCTGATGCATCCTCATCATGATCGACCTGAATGACGACAGACCTCCACGGCATGTTTCGGTTGTCGAGCTTGCTTGGATCGCGGTCGAAGCGTGGCTCTATGGCGTGAATGCAGACGAAGGGCTCATCTACCTTCCCCTCGTCGTAGTTGGTCAGAACTGCGCGAGACACGCGGTCCCGTCCGTAGCGAGAGACGAGCTGCCCCGCCGTCATCGTGAAGCGACGATAGAGCGTGTCGGGGCGGCCTCGGAAGTCACACCCGATGCAATACTCACCGCACACGAGAGGATGCGCCACGAAGCTGTAGACGGGGTCCTCGACGATGACAAAGGCCGCCACGCCGAAGACGCCGACCTCTCGCCATGTGTGCTGCAAGGCCTGATAGATGTTCGTCTGAGTGAAGGCCATCTCCATGATGCGCTGGACATCATCAAGCCAGACCTTCACGGCGTGCGACTCATCGAGATCAGGAGAGCCAGTCGTCAACGAGAACCACTGCGACGACGGGTCCGTCATGCCGGACATTAGACCGGCCTGCAGAATGTTCGCAGCGCGGACCGCCGTCGAGTCATAGATGCGATTCCAGCGGTCCCGCCCCTCGTTCGTCTTTGATTTGGTGTACAGGAAGCGGCCAGACGCAGGCGTGATGTGGCGACTGATCTCGAGCCACTGAGAGACATAGGGCTCACGCTCTACCTTCAGCCGCTCCCACCTGCGAAGGACACGCTCACGCAAGTCCTTATCCTTCATGGCTTACCCCAGTTTTCCGCCAGCACCAAGGTTAAGGTCGCCAACACCGCCCGCCCCCGTGAGAAGCGTCGATCCACCGCTCAAGCCAGAATTCATATTCTGCTCGAGGATAGAACCTACATTTGCAGAGCTACCCTCCTGCTTGCGCTGCTGTTGGCGCTGCTGGGCCGCCTGCTCCTTTGCTTGCTGCTCTGCACGCTTGGACGCGGCCTCTTGGGCCTTCGCCTGTTTGTTGCTCGAATAGACGGAAGCGGCAGCACTTGCCGCCGCGATGGCACCGCCCGCGATGATTGCACCTGTTACTCCGCCAGACATTGGCTTCTCCTTGACATGAGTTGATCAAATTCGTCCGTAAATTCTTCCTCCGCCTCCTCAAGCGTTTTGGCTTTTGAAGGGAAGGACATCGTGATGTACGTCTCTGCCCGCGCAATGAAGATTTGCGATCTGCCCGGCGCTCCGCGAAGCACGGCATAGCCAACAATCTCTCGGGCATCCTCACCGACCTTGACAATGCAGTCACCAGCGACGGTGACGAGCGTCGGCACCTTGATGACAGCACCACACAGGATTGAGCTGGCCGGCATCTTGACAGTTCGGACGTACATGCCGCCATGAAAGAAGTGCTCGGTAGGAAAGTCATACTGTGGCATCTCTGCAACAGCAGCCCGCATCTTCATCGTCTCGTCGAGATCCTCTGGAGTGCACGCGGGCAGGTCTGTGACTAGCGCCAGCTCACTCATAGCTTTTTCCAAAAGAGAGTGTTCATCGGTGTCGCGACCTTTTCAAAGAGCTGTTCGGCACGCGTCCCCTTTTTCACACCCCAGTAGAAGCCGTAGCACCCGTCTTCCTTGGCGAAGCGCTCTGCAGCCTCAATCAGGGCCCGACCGACGCCACCCTTTCGGTAATCGAGGTCGACCCACAGAGACTCCGACGACGCAAGCCTTTTGGCCTTGAAGTGCGGAATGGTTGTCGTGACGTAGTTGACGAAGCCGACCAGGCGGTCACCGTCAAAAGCGCCGACACTGTGCAACGTCCCCTTGATCTCAAGCCACAGATACTCTTGATAGTCAGGGTCAGGCTCGAGGTCCGGATATCGCACGTCCTCTCCGTACTCCTTTACGATCTTCGGCCACGCGGGATTTTCCCAAGCCTCTCGGCAGGTGATTCGTTGGATACTTATGGTCATCGGATGCTCCTTTGTGCATTCATACTCCATCATCAACAAACACACACGCGCACTAACCATGGAATGGGCTTATTTCGGTATCTTCGCTGTAGTTTCGTTTTTTCTCTATTACCTTGGCTATCGGTTTTATTTAACTAGACAAATTGATAAAGCTTTAAACCAACCTTTTCTTCTTTTACTTTTCAAACAGCCTGGAGTTAATCAGTCAATCAAAATAGAAATGACATCGGTTTGTTCCTCAGCTGAATGTTTATTTTTTAATGACTCAGGTGTTCATAAAAAAATCATGAGCATAGCCAACAGAGACGTTCTCTGTTCTACGCTTGTGCTTTATACACTGGCTTACGCGCATGACCTAGCAGAAAACGGCTACAAAATCATGCTCAATGATTCCACCCTTATCCATTACGGAGTCATTGGCGATGTTCTCACAAAACTCATTCTCCAAAACCAAATCTTGACCAGCACAGAAAAAAGTAATCTCCTCATTACTATGGCTTCGTCCATGCCGCCTGAAGCATTACAAAAACTTAATGGACTTTACCAATCGCTGGACTCCTAGGTTCTTTGTTTATCTATATGGGTCTCTACTTCTGATCTCCTGACGTCTCCTTCCAGCCGGCGGCGTCGGGTTGTCTATGTATTCGTTCATGCGGACGGCGAACGTGAGCGCCAGCGCGTCTGCATTGTCAGGCGACGCCATGCCGCGCTTCTTCATGTCCTCTTTCTTCTCGAGCAGGATTTGATTCGTCGGCGTGTAGCCGTACTCGACGCCGGTCAGATCGGTCTCGAGGTCGGCATCCTGAGGCAAGCAGCCGCCCTGCGCAATCCATGCCTTCATGCGGCCCCACATCTCTGCACGCAGGTTCTTGTATCGCATGGTATTGACCGCGCCAGCTCCGAAGTTGATCGCATTGACGGGATACCCGTTGTGACGAAGCCAGTCGACAGGTGATGCACCAACGCCTCCCGTATCGACATTGATGACGATCTTGCGCACGCCCATCTTGCGCAGATGGTTGTAGTGCTCTGCCACCTTCGCGCCGAGGTCATGCCCATCGAGGCCATGGTACTTCTGCTTTGCGATGGAGCGCCCGTCCAAAGCGAAGCGGGTCCAGATGACCGATGCGTCATCGCCAAAGCGCGCCACGTCGACGCCGATGATCGCTACCGTCTGCGCATAGTTGACAACCCCCATCGGGCGGTCCATCGCGGCCTGGACGATGTCACGAGGAATGAACTGCATCGAGGATGTCGATGGGAAGATGCCGCGAACGCGGACCTTGAAGAAGTCCGAGTCCTCGCCATAGTCCTCTTCCCACTGCTTGAGCAATGCCTTGTTCGAGATGCCGACGGTACGTGAGTCAATGTGTTTGTGCCACCAGCGATGACGATGCCGACCGAAGCAGTCAAAGAACCGGCCGACTGATCGTGTCGGATTCCCGAACGCCGTCCAAATGATTTGCGTATCTCGGTCAGTCACGGCACCCTCCACGACTTCCCAAATGATGTCGGCAATGGACGAGGCTTCGTCGAAAACGACGAGGATTCGCTTGCCCTGGTTGTGCAGGCCGGCGAATGCTTCGGGGTTTGACTCGCTCCATGGAATGGCATCGATGCGCCATGTCTTGTCGTGGCCCGGCTGTTTGGAGAAGATGCTCGTCGCCGTGAATTGGAACCAGTCCTTGAAGAGGCACAGGTTGTACCACTTCGCCAGTTCGGCCCATGTCTTCGTCCTCAGCTGTGTATCGGTATTGGCCGTCACCACACCACGGGTATCAGGATAGGTGCATATAGCCCACAAGATCAGCCACGAGACAGTCGTAGACTTGCCAATGCCGTGGCCTGATGCGACAGCCATCCTGATGACGTCGGCGGCACTTTCACCTGCATTCAGGCGTTGACCGATCTCAGACAGAAGCTCCTCCTGCCAAACGTCGGGACCGCTCATACCCTCCAACATTCCCTTTCCCCAAGGGAACGCACACCGCACAAAGCGCAGCGGATCCTTCGAACAACGGGCCGCGACTTGCACCATTGCCTGGAATACACCGCTCTTCGTCGTAAGATCAAAGTCACTTGCCTGCATTGATGACCCCCAGAAGAGCGCCGGCAAGCGCTCCAATCGTTTCGTCCTTGTCATCTCGATCGATCGGTTTCTCCCCAACCGTGTCACGAATCGCTATGAAGGCTTTAGTGTCACCAGACTGCGCGGCTTCAATCATCCCCATTACGATTTGTTCCGCATTCGTATTACCCTCTACCGAAGGCATGGAAAGCGCAACCTCAAGCAACTCTTTGAACGTCTTTCTGCGACGTCGTGACGCACCAGAAGCGCGCCCCGCTTTGGAGGCCAGTTTTTTCCGCTCACTCGGAGTTCGCTCGGAGTTCGGTTTAAGGTTTTCAGGATTCATTCCGGTATGCCTCCAACAATTCCATGTGCTGCGTCACCATCCAGTCGTAGAGATTTTCGAGCGATCCAAAGCTGGTTATTGCAAAGTCAACGACATACGCCGGATGACGTCCATAGATCCATTCGTCCCGAGATTTCATATGCTTGAGACGATGCTCCAGCTCTCGTACCCTTGCCTGATTGTTCGTCACAACTCCTCTGACAATGTTTGTCAACCCGTGTTCCTTCAATCTATCGATCAAGAATCTTTCGACGGTAAATGCAACCGACTCCCTTTTAGTCGTAAAGATCACACGCTCCAGAACCTCTGCACCAGCCGCAAGAATCTCATTGATCTTGTCACTCTTGACTGAGTTTGCGATGCGACCGTGCGTCGTCTCAACAACGTGCGCATGCATCCTTTTCCCCTTGCCCTTCCCGACGTAAAAGATTTTTTTATCACGAGAATCGATGAGCAGGTACACGTAGTACCCTTCGGCAGGTTCCTTTTTACGAAGCCTCAACTTCAGTTTATGAGCCACCTTGAGCGCATCTGGCTCGATGATGTATGTCCAAACAAAGGCTTCAATCCTATCCGCATCAGCAATATCTTTTAAATCATCTTTCTTCATCTCACCACCTCCTTAAAAACGTTTTCCACCCCGCAACAGACTGACATCGACGACGCCCAGAGAGATAGTCCCGAAGCGTTCTGATCGGCATATCAAGCATCTGGCTTATCTGCCGATAGGTATACCCCTGCGCCCGCAACTGACGCGCATGCTCTACGTCAGCGTTCAAATAGCGAGCGTTCACATGATCCTCGCCGATTGCCCGTCCGTTGTCGTTCACAGCTACAGTCATCCGGTGCTCGGAAGTAGCGTGGATATTCGAGCTTGACCTTTCGGATTGCGGCATCGATGATCTTTGCTCGCCTGAGCGAGTTGTCCCACGCGACTCGTCGCGCGTCGGCGGCAGCTCGAACAAGGCAAGCTGACGCCACTGGCGGGAGGAATCCGGAGACTCCGAGTTTTTCTTTTCCGTCATTCATCAGTGTTCCTCTCTCCAGAAGAGATCGATCTCGACGTGGCCGTGCAGTCGATCCGGCTCTCGAACTGCGGGCTCGAGCAGGTGAAAGCACTTGTCATCGATGCGCAGTGCTTGAGCGATCCCATCGAGCGACGACTTGAGCGATGCGATCAAGTTGTCCTCGTCGCGCGCACGGCGGTCGGGCGGGAAGAACGAGCATCGATAGCCAATACGGCCATCCGGCACTGCACGACGTCCGTCCGTCTTTCTGCGAGTCTCGGCATAAGCGATGCGCCTGGCGATCAGCACGAGCTTTCTCTTAACCGCCCAATGGCATCTGGCATTAGGTGACAGTCCATGTGCCGGCCACGGTAGGACGACGCGTAGATGCTTTTTTCTCACGGTTATTTCCTCATCAGTCATCGAACCAGTCGCCCTCGAAAACCCATGCGACGAGCATCGCGAAAAGCAGGATGAAGCCTGCCAAGCAGCTCAGTAATTCCATGCTTTACCTCCTTGGTTCCCCGTGGGATGATTGACATGCAGGGCCCTGAGAAGTTCTGCTTTGTTCAACCAACCCACGGAGGAATTTCTATCTATGGTTAGAGATGTTTTGTGTCGAGCCATTCGGGAGCGACACGTTGTTCAATTCACCTATCACGGCTACAGCCGTACTGTTGTGCCTGCCGCATGCGGACTAAGCAGCGCCAAAAACCTCGTGCTTCGCGGATACCAAACAGAAGGCGGTAGCCGGTCAGGACGGTCCGTTCCGTTTTGGACGCTTTACCGTGCTTCAGACATACAAGCGCTAGTCGATACCGGAATTCGTTTCGAAGTCGCGCCAGCCGGGTACAAGCCCGGAGATAAAGGAATCTCAGATATCTACGCTGAGCTTTAGCCTCGGCTCCGCAGTCACACGGGCCTGCCGGATAAGCGGGCTCGTTGTGGACTGCGCAGTCGGAGTCGTGGATTACTCCATTCGTCATTTAACAAACTCCTCTTCCCTTTTATCGGTCTCCGTGGAATGATTGATCAGTGCTCCCCAGCACATCCTTTCAACCAAACCACGGAGAAATTCAATGTTTAAATTTGAAGTTCCTGAAAACGACCAATCGGTCTACGAGATCACGACAGAGAGCGGTAACCACTACCTCATTCGTTGTCCTGGAGAGCGCTCATACGAAACTGACGGCACCATTCGTGATGCACTATTTGCATTCCGCGTCATCAACGGCAACGAGCATCTGGTACAACTGCGCAACCTCGATCTGATCGTCTCTGCTATTCGCCGGCCAGATCTTCCGATCGGGAAGCTTCGTCCTCGTCGCATGGGCGATCTGTTTTGGACACGTCCCGGAGAAGGTGCCTACGGTTTCCAGTACTTCGAATTGAAGTAAAGAAGGCGTGAGCCGTCTTGATCTTCTCGTCGTCCGCCGGGCAATAACCCTCAAAGGGACGCATCATTGCTTCGGCGGATGACTTGTCATAAGCGCAGTCCTCGAGAATCGCTGGAATGTCAAACTCAGCGATTCCGAGCGCATTTGCCAAGTGAATTGCAACGAGTGCGGCTCGGAGTTTGTCCTCAAGCCCCGCGGCCTCACCGAAGACTGTGACCGATTCATGACCGACTCGAACTTCCCCAAGGAACGGGACGAGCTTGCCGCCCTCGTTTCTGCCAGTCACGCTGAAATAGATTTCATTTGTCATTAGCCAACCCATCCTCTCTATCAACCACGGACGACTTAACAAGCTCTCTAAGTAACGAGCCTGGGTACACTCTTCCAGTCACGCCAGCCTCAAGTTTGTTTACCGCCTGTCGAAGTTTTTTAAACTTCCACTCGAATCCAACGTTGTTAGCCTCTGGTGGGTGTTCCGCGGCATATTCCGCGCAAAACCTAGCCTCCTTGACACAAGCATCGAACTCTTTTAGAACCTCTTTGATGTAAGACCCCGATCCCCGTTCCAACATGTCTCTCATGGCTTCAGCTCTTTCGTCATTTAGTCCTGACATCAGAACACCTCCTCAATGCTCATGTCGGCGATGTTCTGGCTCTTCCGGTAGTCATCCCAGTCGAACGCGACCGGGTAGAAAAGCGTCTGCGTCCTGGACGCAATAGCGCCACCCATCAGCTCGAGATAGCCCTTGCCATCGAGGTTGGTGATGATGATTGTGGGGTAGCCCAGCAAGCCGCGCGCATCGATGATCTCGATCAGCTGATTGCGCTCGAACTCACTGCCGGTAGAGCGGCCCAGCTCATCGATGATCAGAAGCGGGCAATGGGCCAACAGTTTTGCGAGCGTGTTGGCCTTGTCGGACCGGCCGCGGAAAGCGTTGAACAGCGTCAGCGCACGCAGGAAGACAGGCCTGAAGCCCTGATCACGAACGACGGACGTAATGGCGGAGGCCAGGTGCGTCTTGCCGTTGCCGAAGTGCCCGTGCATCAAGATGCCCACGCGACTGCGTGCCTTGTCACCAGACAGGAGGCGCTCAGAGAAGCGCACAGCAAACTGCCGGCAGGCCTTGAAGGCCTTCTGCTGAAGCGGGCGCTTATCGCCCTGCGCAGTCACTCTGAAGCTCTCGAAGGTCTGCTCCTCGCAGTAAGGAGAGAGGACGTCACCGAGAAGATCAGCGAGCTTGAGTGAGTTGTCTCTGAAGTGATAGAGGACATCCTCACGACGCCGGCGCTCCTCGACGCACAGCGGGCATTCGATCTGGTCAGCCTCCTGCCCCGGCATGACCTTGACGTGCTGCTCTCCATGAACAGCGCAGTCAATCACCACTTCCGGCAGTGCGTCGTATTCAGCACGCTCCTGCTCCTTCTTGGCTTTGATGATGGATGCCAAGTTATCCAGCCGGTTAACCGTAGATGCACGAGAAGTCATTGTCGTGTCCTTCGAATCGAATGTTGGTTGAACGCTGAGTCTGTCGCGAATAGGTCTTGATGTTTCCAACCCAATACCTCCACGCGGCCAGCCAGTTGCTGTACCGGTTGTCTTTGGAAAGGTGGAAGTTGACGAACTTGGTGAACTCGGCCTGAGCGTTGATGCTTGGATGCTTTGCTTGTGCGTACTCAAGGTATTCAGGCGGGATGGGATCGTCAGGAGAGAATGGGCAGCTTGTCTTTGGCTTGGCTCTTGTCGCCTTCGGCTTTTCGATCTTTTTGACGGTGTTGTCAAAATGATCGGTTTCCCACGGCGCTTGCGCGGGCAAGCTCTCTGATTGAGTAGTTGACTGAGTATCTGACTGAGTATTGATAGAGTAGTGTCCCGTTTTCGGTACGACTGTCGTCCCGTTTTCGGTACTACCGTCGTTCCGTTTTTGGGATGACCGTTGTTCCGTTTTAGGGATGTCCCCTTTTTGGGTCGTCCCGTTTTCGGTACTACCGTTTTCGGTCCATCTGTCAACATGGAGCAGGTACTCATTAGAGTTCGTGCTCACGCGCTTGCGCACTGTGATCAAACCTCTATCCGCAAGGCGAGAAATCACGGCAAAGACGGTCTTTCGGTTCAGCACCGTAAGGCCGCAAATGCTCTCTACAGACGGAAAGCAGTTCCGTCCGTTGTCGTCGGCTTTAGAAGCAAGAGCAAGCAGAACGAGCCGGTCGGCCGACTTGTCGACCTCGACGTTCCATGCCAGCGCGGATAGCTTGAAGCTCATAGCTACTCCTCGCAAACTCTGCGGGTCAGCTTGTTAAGGTCAGAAGCCTTCGCTCCAGTGATACGAGCGAACTCCTCGACATACTCAGGACTCACAGAGTTTGAAACGCACCAGTTGCGAACCGTCTGACGCGTAACACCGAGCTGTTCGGCAATTTCCTTTTGTGCTCCACGCTTCAATCCTTTGCGAAGCGCGTAACGCTCGAGCGCGATAGCAACTGTCGTGTCGCGCATAGCTCCTCCATGTGAAAAAAGGGCAAAACCAATTTACCATATATTACCACACGAAGGATAATCTAGCTTACCAGACTTCCGTTAAATCTCCTTTTACAATGGTCTTTCACTATGGAGGAGTTATGTCAGCAGTTAGCGAAAGAATTGGCGCTCTCGTGAAGGCGTCCGGCCTTTCGAACAGAGAGCTTGCTCGTCGGCTCGGGACGACTCACGTCACGATCTCGAACTGGTTGAACGGCGCATCGGAGCCGAACGAAAGCGGTCTCGAGAAGCTGTGCGAATTTTTCGAGGTCACGCCCGCCTATATCAAATATGGTGACGGCAACGCTCCCCAGGGGCAGACGATCATCACGGACGATGTAGTATCGATCCCGCTCATCAACGCCGAGGTCTCCTGCGGTCAGGGCTTCCTGAATGACCGAGAGCTCATCCTGATCCGGTTCGTCAGAGTGTCGATCGAACTGATCCGGCGCTATTGCCCGACCGCGAACCTGCGGTCACTGCAGATCATGACCGCCTTCGGTGACTCGATGGAGCCGACATTGTGCGAAGGCGACTCTGTAATCGTCGACGTGTCGGAGAAGACGGTTCGGCGCGATGGCATGTACGTCATCCGCATCGGAGACGGTCTATTCGTCAAGCGCGTACAGATCACCCCCAGAGGCCTCCGTCTCCTTTCAGACAACGAGTTCTACAAGCCTATCGACACCACCGAAGAGGACATTGCCATCGTCGGCCGCGCCTACGTCGGCCTATGTTTAAAGCGCCTCTAACCCAAACCCCTCCACCACAAGAGCCGGGCCTAAGCCCGGCTTTTTTGCATCCCTATTTCGCAAGGTTTTGACATAGGTTAAACCTACCTTTCCAAATCCCTACGCATTTATTTGCCGCGCACTTTCCACTTTTACCGTTCTATGGTAAACTCACTTTAACGTTACGGAAAGCATTGCTGTCCGCAACACTCTCGGCGCGCTACAGCGCCCCCCTCACGCGGACGAAACCCCGCCCTCCCGAGCAAGGAGCCTCGGCGGCGGCACGGAGCGAGAGAAAGGGACTGCAGCGATGTCCGAATCTCGGCACTTAGCTGTGTCGGGGACCGCCTGAGAAGCGGCTGTAGCTTTGGCTAGAAGGGTCTAGCGACGCGCAGTACAGCTCAGAACGGTAGTCGCAAAGGTCGCGCATGAAAAGTGAGCGGACGGCTGGAGGGCATCTTCCAGTGCGGTTGGGTTGGGGACCACCTGAAAGCGACGGATGCTCGATGGCGACGGACGATCGCCCCCCACGAGCTAGATCAGGATCAGCTGAAACGAAGCAGAGTGCGATGCACCGAGCGGCCTGAGCGCAGACGATGCGCAGCCGCGACCTGATCGAAAGCCGATCTAAGCCCTTTCCACAGAGAGGGCTTAGGTGGGTTTTCGAAAGGAGATAACAATGGATGTTGAAATAATCGACAAGCGCCTGGTAGTAACGCCAACCACGCACGACGACGTGCGTTTGATTTACGCAATCGCCGCCGCGTGGACGGCGTTCGACGCGGTTATTTGTCCCGTTAGCGGGGAACCACTTCGTTGCAACGAGGACGGTACCGCTGAATCAGAGTTGCCTCAACGCGGTCAAGATCACGAGAAGTGACGGAACGACAAATGGCCAAATATTCAAAGCCATGTCGAATAGCACCTTCCCCGCCATCTCACCGAATGAAAGAGAAACCGCACTTCGGGGAGGGTGCTTTGACCGACTTTCTAAACACAGTAAGGAGATCTGAATGAACTCGAAGCAATACGAAATGAAGGTTGATCTGGAGCGCGCCCTTGATGGCCTTGTGCGAGGCCGATCCCTGAGATGCTCCCATGTCACAGCCATAACGAAGGCGCTTGCGGATGTAAGTGATCACATTCACGAAGGCCTCATCTGCGATGCGGATGAGGCCAAGGTTAAGCACCTAATGAATATGCTGAAAGTCGTTTTCGACGACTTGTTCGAGAAAGAACGCCTTATTGCTCAGCGTCGATCTGAGCTAACGGATCTTGGCCGGATTCAAGCTGCTCAACCTGACGGGCGACCTCACGACGAAGATCGCTGAGAAGCATCAGGTTGCGAGCAAGAGCGCGACGCACCGGGACATAAAGGATCCCCACTCCGCGATTAGACTTGTCCACCTCAATCTTCTCAAGCTCAACCGCGCCGCTCATTACCAGCGACAAGAAATAAAGATCCTCTGTAGATAAACAATCTTTCATATTCCCTCCTTTGGGAGTTGGTTAAACAAACGTCGAAACTGCTGGGTCCCGACGTCTTTAGCTTACAACCAAAGGAGGGAGCCGATTCAAGCGCTTTTGCCTTTCCTCACTTGACACGCCATTGAGGTGAGAGCGCTTGAACCAGCTTTCATAGGAGACCCAAATGGACAAACGTATCCAGCTTCAAAGTGATGACATCAAACGTCTCGAGAAGCGCTATTTCGAAGACGGCCACGCGAGAACTCTGATTTACCGCATCGACGACATGGCCGACTTGATTTTTGCAAACCGCGCCTTGCGATGCGATATCCACGCCATGCGCTCACTCATTCGCCAGTTCAGCGAAGAAGCAAACGCATGGCTCGATCAGGTTTGCGAGATGAGCGGTGCACCCTTAGACGAACGCTATCTGGAGATGATCGAGATCGCCAAGAGCCACAAGGAAGACATCGTCCATCACTTGGGTGATCAGATCAAAATCTGCGTGAATGGGCAAGTCTACCTCGGGACCCTTTTAGCGCCGAACGTCGTGATCGTCAGGCGATATGAGCCGGGAAGTACCCGGTTAATGTCTCAGGAGAAAGCAAATGAACATTGACAAAAAGAGATATCTCGGGCTGTCAACACGCGACAGGGCTAGCCGGATTGAGGGACTTACAAGGTCATTCGTCGTAGAGGCTCGCTGTTATGCATTTGCACGCGTTCCGTATTCAATCGAAATAACCGCAAACATTAGCCACGCAGACAATGAAATCGCTCGAATGAAAAAGGAGCTCACCGACGAGATGAACTCCTTTTGCGAGGAAATCGAGGAGCTTAGGAAGCTGACTCTTCGTGACCAGCTAACGAACGGACACCTCTTCCAGATGGTGTATGACGCGACTTGGAAGCCGGTGTTCGAAGGGCCCACCCCGAACACCTTCTTCAGCGGCAACTACATCCTCACCATAGACGATGAGCACGTCTCCATCGGGAAGAGCGGAGATCCTACGTTCGAATTCACGCTTACGAAGGAAGAGCTGCAAGAACTCCGCAAAGCCCTTACACGTGAACCAGGAAAACAAAATGCGAATTGAATTAGACCTGCAAGACCGTAAAGAACTCAGACAACGTTTATACGGAGATGAAGACGGAATGTACGGGATCAATCGTAGCATCGATGACATCGTTGATCTGATTATGCAGAACCGTGCTTTGGACTGCGACATAGACACCATGCGTTCACTTATCCGCAAGTTCGCCGAAGAAGCAAACGCATGGCTTGACCAGGTTAGCGAACTCGGCCAGTTGCAGTCCGAGTAGCACAGTTCTTGGTCACACGACGAACACTGGCAATGATTTCATTCCCAAACGGAATCTTGGTGACAGCTTCCTCAAGCGCCTTTACGCGCTGCTCGAGTTCAGCGAGACGTTCTTCAACAGACTTCTGAACTTCTTTCTTTTCAACTTCCATAAATCACCTCCTGGTGTTGGTTAACGGATTGCCAAACCTGTCGAGCCTGGCAACACCAATGATCGCACCGGGAGGTGACCCACACAAGCCCCGGCCACGAGGCTTCTTCGCAAGCACGTTCGGCACTGAGAGTGCTTACGAAGACAACTGGAGACAGCATGCAAAAAATCAAAGACTTTGAGACCTTCGCCGCTGGGTACTTCCTTGGGCTCGGCATCAAGAAGCCGACCGCCGAAGACATCTGCCGGCTCAGCGTTGATTGCAGAGCGTTCGCCGCTGCGCTCAGCTTCTACATGTTCACAGACCCCTATGTACTGTCGAAAGTGCGCACGCCTGACAAGTACGAGGCGGT